GTTGGGCGACGTGCGCCCAGTATGCGGGGGCCATCGCCTGCTCAAGAGTCACCCCGAGCTCGGCTTCGGCAACCCATTCGTTCCTCCGATACTCGGCCTGGTGAAATCTGTCCGGCATCAACACCGGGGCCTGCCGACGCGATTGCGGTGCGGCTTGTGCGGCTTGCACGTCCATGTACGTCTCCTCTGAAAGTTGAAAAACCGGAGGCCCGGAGGCCCCCGGGTGTTACCGCATCAGGTCGTAAAGTTCGACGTGATGTTGTACGCGGCGGTCGTGAGACTCGAATTCGTCGAGTTCAGAATGCCGATATACGGGAAGCAGTCAGTGGTGGCGGCGCCGCCATTGACCACGCCGATCAGCACGTCGCCGGGCTTCATCCCCAACACGCCGCCGTCGATGATGGCCCCCGCATCGTCTACATCACCTGGCGCGTTGGTCGAGGAATAAAACCAGACCTTCCCGCCCATTGCCTTGGTCGTCAGCACGCCCGGATACTGAATCTGACCGCCGACCACGCTGTAGAGCAGAAGGGGCGGATTCTTGGACGTGGTGCCGGCCGTGGTGCCGTTGTAAGTCATCGTCATGTGATTTCTCCTTTGTCAGCTTAGGCGTACGCCGAGCCGTCGTGCGTGATAACCACGATGCCGGTGTTCTGCATCACCACGGCCCCCATGAAAGCGGTCGCCCGCGCCCACGAGTAGTCCTGTTCCTCGAAGTAGCCGATGGGCGTTTTAAGGCCGTCGACGTTCATCGCGTGACCGATGGAGCCCTTGTGGTAGATGTAGGACTTCTCCGCGTTCGTGCCGCGCCCCGAGAGGTTCGGGTGCGAGAGCACCAGCATGTTCATCCACCGGAACGCCTGCGGGCGATCGCGCCAGTTAGGGTCTTTCCCGGCGAAGGGCCGCATATCGACGTAGTCCGCGCTCGCCCATTCCGGCCCCTGCACAAGATAGGCGAGGAACGAGGGCTGGCAGAGTAGTGTGATGTTCTGATCCCACGGCACGGCGGCGTTTTGCAGTTTCACCGTGCCATTCATGACGAGCGAGACGTTGGGGATGGTGCCGGCGGCTCCGATTGCCACGGTGCCGGTGTCCAGGGCCGCGGTGATGAGGCCGTCTGTTTTGCGGTTCAGCACGGCAATCGAGGTCATCTGCATGATGGCCCGCTGATTGCCCTGAGACTCGAAGATGTTGAATCCCGTCTTGCGCACCAGGTCGTGCCACTCCTGCAGCGTGGCGGTGTTCTGGGTATTGCTGTCGGGACGCGCCGGGATCATGCCGTTGCTGCCGCGGGTCGCCGCGTTGGCGCCTCCCGAGCCAGCGACCAGGAAGACGGCCTGATTGCCTTTGAACTGAGCTTCGGTGGTCACCGTGTCGCGCAGCAATGACATGTGCTGCTCGTAAGCAGCGATGTATTCCTGGCGGTACTGGATCTGTGGGGCGTTGTCAGCCATGATGGCTCCTTGAGTAACGATTGAAAACGAAACCGTCGCTCGGGTTGTCCATCACGGCTTTTGCCCGGTTGTCCTTTCGGGACGGGCGGCCAGCCTTCCGGGGCCTCGCTACTGGTGTTACAGCCTTCCGGGTCGCGCCTTTCTACGCGGTTGTCCTTCCGGCTGATGGCAACTTACGCCAAACGCACTGCATACAGGTGCGCTTTTTCCTACGTTTAGGGGCCTGCGCTGCGCCGGGTGACGTTCAGGCTACCTCGCCTCATCCACAAGCGCCAGCGCGCAGCCACGGCCTGCGTCGTATCAGCAGAGGGGGTTTCATGTGCGACTTCCTAAATACGTTCTTGGGTGTTGTAGCAGGTGCCGCCATTGCGTGGATCTACTACAAGCGCGCCGGCGATCAGCTCCGCGTTGAAGCGCAGGCGCTGCACACAGCCGTCGGGGCAATCGTCTATTTATTGGAACATCCCAAAGCCAAGGTTGAGGTGCAACGTAATGAGCAAGGCCGGGTTAGCGGCCTGACGATCGCGGCCGAAGGGCAGGCAACGATGGCCTTTACTTTGACCGGGCCGCTCCTGGGGCCGCTCTGCCGGCGCCGGTTTTCATGCGGCCTTCGCCTTTAGCCTTTCCCGGGCATCGAGCAGTTCGCGGTAACGGGCCTGCATCTTCTCGTCCTTGTTGTAGGCGTTGCGGTCTTCGCGCATCGTCTTGTCGATCTTCGCGATTTCATCGTCAATAGACGACCCCATCCGCGCCGGGTCGATACCGGCCAGCGTTGAGACCGGATTGATCTGCCTTGCCAGATTTGCCCACAGCTTGGCGAATTCGGGCTCCAGCTTGATCGACTTCAGGATCCTTGCTTTCAACGGTGACTCGGCCGACACGCTGAGATCCAGCAGGCCAGTGATGGCGTTAAGGTTCGGCCGGTAATCCGCGCCCCAGTCCTGCCGCAGCGTTTCCTCGGCCTCTCTGAGCGTGTTGGCCTCGACCTCAGCCCGCTCCCGTTCGACCCCGGTGCGGTAGTCGCCGAGGAACCATTCGAGGGTTTTCTTAACCGCTGCGTTGGGTGTGTGGTTCGAGTGGGCAAAGGCGAGAAACTTGTCTACCATGGGTTTGTCGTCTTCCCCAATGACCAGACCCCCGTCGAGTTTCGTGTCGTAGGCTTCCGGCTTGTCCGGTACTCCCTGATCTTTGCGCCACGCCGTCTGCTCCTCGGCAGTCCCCTTGTCCGGGAACGGGATATGGGCCTTCAATTCCCCGCTCGACATCCGCTGCCGGATGGCCTCGTAGGACTTCCACATTGCCGAAGGCTCGGCGAATCGCTCCAGCGTTTTGAGGGCGTCAGGATTGTCCGCGGCAAGCCGCTGCCGCCAATCCGATGGCCACGTTACTTGATCTCCACCCGCCGCGCCTTTGACGGTATCCTGACCGCCGGCGCCTACCACCGTGTCGTCACCGGCACCGCCGACCTGAGTATCACTTCCGCCCCCGCCTGCCGAGGTATCTCCAGCCTGATCCTGCAACACCCACCTATCCTTGTTCACTGTCCGGTCTCCTCATCTTGATGAACGAAATGATTGCGTGCCCAACAAAAGCCCTGCCCAGTGCAAAATCCGTATCCCGTCTGCCGTCCTCGCCGGGGAAATACAGCACTTTGTCGTTCAGGCTCATCGCCAGCAGGAAATTCATCGCGCGCTTCTGCTGGTCTTCGCTGGCCGTCCCGTAATAGCAAGCCTGCACGGCCACGGCATCAGCGGGCTCGAATGCGGCCGGCACCCACGGCGCTCTGTCCTTGAGCGCTGCAGCAGGATTCCTGGCCCTGACTTTTCTCATCTCGCTCACGCCGGCACCATCTCACCGGCCGCCTTGCCCACGGTCTCGGCGACGTTCGCTCCCGCCTGCATGTTGGCCAGAAGTGCGGCGGTCTCCTCCTGCTGGCGTTGCGCGTCTTCCATTTCCCTGACCTGGATTTCGCTGCGTATCCACTTCGCCGGCGTTTGTTTCCCGTCCAGCGCATCCCTGAGAGCGCCTTTCCAGTCGATGAGCGCAACCGAGGTTTTGTCCATCGCCATGCCTTGGGCTACCAAAGCATGGGCTTCGAGGAACTTCTGCGCCTTCTGCGCTTCGATCAAGTCGTGAAGCGGACTCGAAAACCGGAACTGCGTGTCGGCGTTGTCGAGACTCGGCGGCATATCTTGAGGACTGCCGAAAGTTCCGGCCCTCATCAGCACGTCGAACGTCAGCTCGCAAATCTGAGCGTTCCTGTTTGTTTCCATCGGCGCGAACAACGGAAGGGCGTCGCGGATGTACTGGGCGACGATCTGCCCGGCCTGAAACGCAGTCATCTCCTTGTCTTCCGTTGGTAGGAATGGGCGCAGCTTATTGAGGTAAAAAGCTTGCCCCAGCATCCGTCGCAAGTCCTGCGCCATCTCCAATCCGATAGGAAGGCCCTTGGTGTCGATCGTTATGGGTCTCAGGGCATCACCCAATCTCTCGTCGTATTCGTAGTCAACCCAGGTCGTGCCCCCGGCCCGGATATCGATGTCCGACCTGACGGCTTCCTGCGTCGCCACCATCGGCGGATTGGCCGCCTTTTCACCGGCTTCCAGTAGCGTGTAGGTGATCGCTTGCAAAAGTCTTGCATCCGGCAACGCAGCAACCGTCGCCGGAGAGTACGCATACTGAGACCCGGAAACCGTCTGCCAGCGCTCGACCGAATATTCCTTGTTCCACGTCGGCACGGCTTCGATCAGCGTGTCGTGCATGCAGTCATAGTAGATCGACCAGTACGGAAACCGCGTCTCGTCGTCGTACATGTCGGCCTGCACGATCATGTGCATGCACTCGACTTCCTCGAACGGCGTCTTGCGGTTCATCTCCTCGATCTTCGGATCGATCTTGAACGTGCCGGCAAGTTTCGCAAGCCTGACCAGCGTTTGAGCCGTGGGATTCCACTTGCGGAAAATAGGACAGACTTTGCCTTCGTCGTCCTCGACCCACGCGACATCCCGAAGATGCCAGCAGCGGTACAGGAGACCGTCACGATTGCGATTCAACCGGACTGAAATCACGTCCTGCCCAAAGCATGAAAAGTCGTGGTCTCCCTCTTTTTCCGCGCGATCGAACAAAGCATGGGGATCGTACATCGCCCGGAACATGGTCCCGGAAGACCACTCCAGCCAGCGCTTGGCCTCGTTGTTCTCGCGCCGGGTATCCAGCAGCCCCATGTGAAACCACTGCTTCTGCGTCGGGCGCAACATCTGCCCGACCTGGTCGCCGAAGTCTCTACGGGCGAGGATGGGATAGCTCGTCGAAAGATTCCCCGCAAACTCCTCACCGAGATAGCGCTTGACGGTGAAGTCGGCGCGCTCTGGATAGAAATTCTCTGCCTGCTCCTGCCACAGCGAGAGCAGCGACGAGCGCTTGCCGAATACATTGTCGGCAAGCTCTTTGAGTCCCTTTGCGTTCATCCGAGCGTGTCTTCGCTGTCGGTGAGAATGGTGCTCGCCCGGCCCGAGCGCCTGCGTTGCGTCAACTGCGAGCGCTTCTTCGCACGCTTGGCGGCTTCGTCATCGGGAATCGGCATCACCGGAGGAGACGGAACCGCGGCGGGAGGCGCTGCCTGAGCATCGCCGCCGCCGCCGAGAATTCCACCCACGAGGTCCAGCGGGTCGAGGATTTTCTTAAAAGCGCTTCCCATGACTATCTCCTGCCCATGATGACTTTGGGCCTGCGGTTGAAAGGTCTCCTCTGCCTGCTGCTGAACGAAACACCGGATTCGATTGCGTTGAGCCAGTCAAGCGCGTGGGTAATTTGCTTCGGGCCATCCCACCACGCCATGACCACCGCATCAGCTTCGTCTGGAGAAAAGCCTAGTTTCGCCATGACGCCGCCGGACACCTTGCCTTTTTCGTTGCGCCTGACCTTGGGCTCGACTTGTATTCCTCTCGGCGTCACTTCGAACGTCGCCACAGTCAAGCCGGCAAGCAATCGTTGATCAGGCGGAAGCTTTATCGGGCTCCCTCCCGGCTGCGTCGGGTCCAGGGCTTCACGAAAACCCCAGTACGCTGCGCTTCTGGTGTTGGTGAAACCCAAGGTTTTGTCGTAGGTGCGACGGGTCGTCTGTTCGGCGCCCTTGAATCCCTGCGATTCGATGTCGTTGGCTTTCAGGTGCTCGTAAAGCGGTCCGCCATAGCCGCCGCCAAGGTCTACGATCACCAAGGCGTGATTTTGTCTGTTCGCCAGCACCAGGCCAGCAGCATAAGCTCCGGGCTTGTCCGAAGGAATTTCAGCCCCCTGGGTTTTGATGAGCGGCGCATACCAGCCGTCGTGACGGGGAGCCTGCACCATCGGGTCTTCACCGCCGCCGGAAGCGTCAACGCCAATCGCGCACATCGGCACGTCTTCCGGTATGCGATTGGTCCAGCGATCCATCGCCGCCCTGACCCATGCAGTCGGAATGACCTGATTCGCGTTGTCCTTCAGCCCCGCTTTCCAGTCTCCATAGAGGAGCTGGCTCCTCAGCGGCTCCGGCAGGTTTTGCAGCGTCGCCCGGTACTCTGGATTGTTTCGGTACGGGTTGTCCTCAAGACTCGCCGGAATGAAGGTGCGAGATTTCGAGGTATAGATCTCTCCGTCCACTTCATATTCGCCGGGACCATCCACCCATGTCGTCTTGCCGGTGCCGTCAGGCTGGCTCACGTAAATCGCCCACAAAAGTTTTCCCGGATCTGTCGGGAAAAGCGCATGGGTTTCGTCCAGCCACGGGGCAAACCACTCGATGAGCCAGAGTCCCTCGCTCGACCGCGGCGGGTTGGATGCAAGGATCAGGCGCGTTCTTTTTCCGGTTGGCGCGCGCAGCCACGCCATGATCGAAGACACCTGGATCTCCAAAAACTCACCGGCTTCATCAAAGGCGCAGTAATCACGCTCACGACCCGCGTGGGCGATCCAGCTATCAGAAGTCTGCATCCCGCCTAGTTTCAGGGTCTTCCCGGTGACCCACTTCCACTCAAGATCGGTGCCGTTAAATCTCGCGCGGTCCTTGATGATGAGTTTTCCGTCGCGCTCCAGCCCGTCAGTCTGGGAGAGCTCGCGCCGGAAGATGATTCCGACTTGCGCTTCGTTCACTCCCCAGCCGAGAGCGAGTGTGCTCTTTCCGCCACCAGCCTGACCGCCGTACAGCAGGATATCGGCCGCGGAAAAATACGCCTGCGTCTGCGGGCCGGGACTCGGAATCCACCGGTCGGCGGTGGCCTTGACCGCATCTGCCATAACCTTGTCGCGCTTTGCCTTCGGCATCGCGTCGAGGATATCGACGTACTCGTCAAGAGCGCCCATGCGGTCAGGGTGCAGACTTCTCAAGCGAGATCACTTCGGCGCCGGAACTTGCCGCCTGCGACTTGGCGAGTTCCCCGGTGTTGCGCCCGAATTCACGGGCAAACGAAACCGCGTGCTTCGGATCGTAGGCAATATCATCGGACCACACCGCGAGATCGTAGTTGATCTGGTCGATCATTCCGGTGACGTGGGCAAGTTTCTGCTGCATCGCCGGAAGCTGCGCCTCGATCTGCTGTTTCTGCGCCTGACAATTTGCCAGCCTCGCGAGTAACCCGATGTGCCGCGGATTGAGTTCTCCGATCCCGTACATCGTGGGCGGGCGCATGAGGTCGGATTCCTCGGGCAGCAAAATGTGAATGCCCATCGACATGGCGAGCCCGACGAAGTGCTGGCAGCCCGGCCGCTGATACGCCCATTCCTCCCCGGCAGACATATCCACACCGAACAGCCCCAGCATGACGTCCTCGCCTTTTTGCACCCGGGGAAGCAGGGCCTCGATCGCCATCACCAGCATGTAGGCAACCGTCGACGTGAAGAAATAAGGGCCGTATTTCTCGATCAGGTACTCGTATGGAATGCGAACGGAGGACGGAATCGTTGGCTCGGCCTTGGACATGAATACCGGCCCCTTGTGCTGGGCCAGAAATTCGTGAAACTCGGGACTGAACCACGGACGAGTCCCGGGCTTCCCGAACTGCCCGACAGGAGTCGGCAGCCAGCGGTGCGGCTCAAACCAGACATCCGACCGAGCCTTGGCGCAAATGGGATACAGCCCCGGAGAGCAGCCCCAGATCGACCACGAGAAGTCCTTGAAGGGAGCGAGCTCCACCGTAGATGGAGCTGTCCCCAGAACGGCGATCTTGGTATAGCCTTCCGGGCCAAGTTTCAGCCCAGCCAGCGTCTCCTCGTTCATCGGCTTCCTTTCGTCAGATGACTGAAGTGCCCCAGGTCGTTACGGTGGTGTTGAGCTGGCCGAAGATGCCCCACGTTGCCGTCGAAAGCCCCATAAGCTTCACAGCGCCGCCCTTGCCGGTCAGCTTGATGGACGTTGCGGTGCTCTGTGCCAGCCCCTCCGAACCCAGCGACAACCCGGTGACAGCAGTCGTGCCGGTAGACCCGTTCAGGTAGACCGTCTGATAACCGGTGGACAGGTTGATCAGGTGGACTTCGGCGCCGGGAACCGGTGTCTGCACGCTGTGGAAGGTCGTGCCCCCGGTCGTGCTGGTGCCGAATGTCACGATGCCGTAGGCCGGAACCTGATCGGCGGCCGTGCTTGCCGTGGTCAGCGCCGTGATCGGAACCCGAACCCCTCGTGGCCCGACGAGGTATTGCGCCTCGCCCGAGTCGCTTGAGTTGCCATAAGAGAACGCCAGGCGGCGCCCATAAACCTGCGTGATGAGTTGAGACCGCAGTCCTTCCAGTGTGACGGTTTGCGCCATGTGACGCTCCTATTTCCCTCCGCTCGCGCGGAGAATCGAGATCCGGTGTGCCGCGCCGGGACGGTTCTCCTCGTCTCTCCTCGTCAAACTGTCCACCACGACTGCGTGACCGTCGCGGCTGCTGCCGTGCTGATAACCGATATGGCCGTCGTGGCGAGCGTGGAACCGATGCTCCTCACGATTGGCGAATGCTTGGGCACAAACTCGCTCGCCGCCCCCCCCGTTGATGCACCGGTCGACACACCGGTCGACCCGAAGCTGACGTAGAAATCCTCGACACAGGCCAGGCGCACGAACTGAGCGCCGACGGGAATAGGAATGGATGCCGCAGAACTGGCGAGCGTCATCACCGACGCGTTCACCCAATTCGGCGCACGCGGAAACATATCGGTCGGATAGCGCAGCCCGGTATTGAAAATCGCGGTTGAACTCATGCGGTCTCCTTTTTGCCGGCAGCATTGCCTGACTTTTGCGCGCGGAGCACGGCTTGCCTGCCTTCTTCCAGCATGAAGGCAATGGCGCGGGCGGCCTCGATCTTGCTCACATCCAAAGTTTCGACTGGGCCACCGTTGGCGCCGGTCAGTTCGTGACGGTCGCGCCACAGGTCCGGACGGCGGTTCTTCAGCCAGAATATGCAGGCGGTGGTGTCAGGTGCGAAATGCTCCACGTAGCGCTTGGTTAAAACGACGCCGTCGTTCTGGAACATCTTGAAGGCGATGTGCTTGTAACCCTTGGCGCGGTGGTAGAGCGACTGCGCGACCACGGCATCTGCACCCTCCTTGCCGCGGCGCAACGCTTCCCCAAATTCAGGATGCGTGTTCTTCCACGCGTCGATGTTCGAGACGTGAACCTCGAAGAACTCGGCGAGTTGCTTGTCGGTGGCGCCTAGCAGGCAGAGCTTCTTCGCCTGCTTTACCATGCCGGGTTGATATTTCGGTCTCGCGCCCAATCGTCACCCAAAAAAATGCCGACTCAAGGCCGGCGAACGATGCACGGGCCTGAGCCCATGCCTGAACAGGGTAGTGATTAAGCCGTGATGTGTGGTGCGCTATTTCCTACAAATTGGCCGGATGCCTGAGCCGGCGACATCGGCGGCTTGTGGCCGAAGATTTCAACGTAGAGGACGAACAGCGCCTCCCCCCTGATGTGAGAGGGAATGACGCCCTTGTTGATGATGTCGGAAATACTGCTGGCGCCGTCGTAGCCCAGCCGCTCCGATATTTGCGCGTAGGTCAGGCGATTCCGAAGGTCGAGAAGCGCTTGCGCGTAGTAAAACCCGACTGGCACCGGTGGATCGTTCACATTGCTCCCCGTGAAACAATCACGTCCAGACTCCCCGGGCCGACGTTCATCAGCAGGTCCAGCACCGACAGGCCAGCCACGAAGTCACCGTGAAGCTGCGGATACACGGGATGCCGGTAGTCCTGAAATACCGGCTTGACGCCGGCGGCTTCGAACGCGGCCACATCGGCGTAGCCCCGTCCCTGGCTGCCGAAGATGTATTCGGTGGCCCCGGTCTTCACGCACATGTCGAGCACGAGGCAGGATTTCTCGCCCTCGAAATCGAAACCATTCTCCGAAGCCGAGTGGATGGGAATGCTGAGCCCGAGCTTGCGCAGCAGCCAGTCGAGCAGCGCGCGGTCGAGACCAGCGAGGTATCGCCATTCGTGGCTAAGAATATCCCGTAGCTGGTTGTAGTAGAGCCCGAAATATGGGGCCTTCGCGTAGGCCAGCTCGATCGACTTCAGGTGTTTGCGTGCCCAGTTACCCGGAACGATCTTCGCCTCGCGCAGCAGGGGCTGGCCGTGTTCGACGGGAACGGTGAGCCATATCGGGCCGTGGTGCGTCTTGATCTGCACTCGATTAGAGTAGCCCTTCCTCTCGAATTGCACGCCGTCGAACACGATGAAGCGGTCAGCCGCAGCGAGCTTGGCGAAGAAGCCGCACCACGGCATTAGGACCGGCTGGTGAGCGGTCAGGATCACCGCCGCTTCCTCGCCACGATGTCCCACACCACTGAGCGATAGTCGCTGCCTCGGAATGCCTCGGCAATGAAGCTCGTGTTATACCCGGCACCTGGATACCCGGCAGGCACGAGAAACGATCTCTCCTTTAGGATGACAATCTCGAAAGCCGAGAAGATGTCCTCGATTTCCTTGCGGTCGGTGAAGTGAACGCACCCTACGTTCCTGAATTGCCCATCCGCGTATCCGGTGCGCGTGCGCTCGTCAACCGTCTCGCCGCGCGACAGGCAAAACTCGCTATGGCCACACCCGAACCAATCGATGCCGATGAAAATGCCGTTGAGTGAGAGCGCCTTGTAAACAAACTCGATGCAACGCCTGATGGATGCCGTGTCGTTGTGGGATACGGCGGCGCGGTCGGCGATAACCGAGAATCCCTGTTGAAGTTCGGACCGCGTGAAGTCACCCAGCGCGAGCCTCCCTTCGAGTTCCGGGAACTTTGCCGCGGCAAGCAACAACGCGCGCTCACTGCCGTCGGTGCCGTAGTAGCTGAAACCATGCTGCTTGAATGATAGGAAGTTAAGCGCATTACCGCAGCCGAGTTCGAGCGCATTCGATCCCTCGACCATCGGAGCGATGTCCTTCAGCGTCATCCACAGGTCTGGCGACGCAGAACACGGCGGCGCGGTGCCATCGGCGTAGATCGACGCCCATTCCGGGGAGAAGGTCACGCCGCCATTCTCCCGGTGTGCTTGCGAACCTGGAACTCGATAAGGCGCTCGACCTCCGCCGAGTGCGCGAAGTCTTCGGGCCTGCGTGCCTTCCACAACCGCCTGGCTTCCAGCACGTAGGGCTCGATCAGCTTCCAGTCGTCTCCCGGAAAGTTCTTCTCCGTGTTGTCCAGCCGAAAGCACATGCCAGCGCACCAGTAGGTGTTGTCCACCATGAGTTTCAATTCCCCCCACCCGCGCATCGTCGTCGGCGGGTTGAATTTCTCGATACCGGTTCCCTTCACCGCCATGTCATACGCCGGGCCGCCGGGATAGGGCGTGAAGCGGTAGACGGAAGCGCGGGCCTCGGGCGCGACCTCCATGATCCAGTCGATCAGGTTCATGGTGTCCAGCCACTGCTCATGCGTTTCCGTCGGCATGCCGCGCACCCACGAGTTCATAACGCTGATCCCGGAACCGTGCATGCAGAGGTTCGCGTTCCTGATCGAATCGATGCCGTGACCTTTCTTGATGACGTTCCTCAGGAACCAGTCGTTCCCGGACTCACAGCCGAATTCGATGGAGTAGCAGCCAGACTGCGCCATTGCGTCCACCAGTTCCGGCGTGATGTAATCGCTTCGAATGTTGCCGTCCCAGCGGATGCCGTGCTTGCGGAGGATGCGGCCGATTCCGTTCATGCGCTCGACGCGATCAACGCGGTGCGTCACGCCGTCCACCTTGTATTTGTGATAACCGATGTTCGGGTCGCTGAACGATACTTCAATGAACCCGGTCAGGTCATAGACCATATCGACTTGATGCTCCAGCGCGTCTAAGTCTCGAGGGTTCCACTCGGAGCGCAAGGCGCAGAAGGTGCAGGCATAGGGGCATCCCGTGCTCGTGACCATCTGCAAGTCACCGCGCTTCCACAGCCGTTGTGCTGCCGGCGAGAATGGAAACAAGTCCTCGCCATACGCGCGATTCGGCCACACCACATCGACCAGCGGCTCGGCCTTTACCTGCTCGGTTTGCAACCGCGCGTGATGCCCACCGACGTGAACGATGACCTTCTGGTTGATCTGCTTTGCGCGCTCTATGACATCCATGGCCTTGGCGCACTGGTGACCGGTGAAGCAGGACACGCCGATCTGCGATGATTCCCTGATCAGATCCTCCATCATCTGCCAGCTATCCCAGCGTAGATCGACGTACTCGACGCTCATTCCCTGCGCCTCGAACATCGCCCCCGGATACATGATCGAGAGCGGTGTCAGGTTGAACGGACTGTCGTCCGTTGGCACCGGATACACCATGAGCATGTCGATCGGCTTGGAACGCAATACGTTCATAATTTACCTCCGCGCCAACCTTCCCTTGCCTCGCCTTGCCGCGCCCGGCCGCGCCGTGCCGCGCCTTGCCGTGCCATGATCATGCCGCCACCCTCCTCTGATACTTCGCTTTCGCCTCGCGTTCGCGTTCGCTGGGTTCGATCTTGCCGTCACCAAGCATCGTCCATGCCGTGTTGATCGTATGGACCCATTCGGCGAGTTCGCGCGGGTTGGCCGACCACCAGTGATCGGGGCCACGCAGATCATGCGAGAGGGTAAAGTGCTTCTCGAACACGGACGCGCCCAGCGCGACGGCGATAGCGGCTGACATGTGATCGCTGGTGTGATCACTGAAACCGACATATTCGGCGCAATACTTCAACAGCGTCTCAACCCTGGCGAGATTCGCTTCGTCCGGCGGGCATGGATACTGTGACGTGCAGACCATGACCACGGCATTGCTGACGATGTGAAGCGCGGCATGGAGTTCTTTCATATCCGACATCCCGCACGACAGGATGATCGGTAATCCAGACTGCGCGCAGTACCGCAGCATCGGGAGATTCGTCAGGTTGTCGCTGCCGATCTTGATGGCCGGTATGCCGACTTTCATCAGGAGGGCGAGATCAGCCGGTGTCTCTGGCGTGGACAGGAACACGACGTTGTTGCGCTCGCATTCGGCCTTCAGGACAGCCCACGCGGAAGCCGGCAGCTCAGCGCGGCGGAAGATGTTGATGCGCTTCTCGGTGACGGTCTTGCCTTGCGACTGGTAGGCATATTCCTGCTCCTCGTCGCACACGTCCGCAGCCTTGAACGTCTGGAACTTCACCGCCGTTACACCTAACGCGGCGGCAACACCTATCATCGCCCGCGCGCGGTCCAGATCACCGTTATGGTTCAGCCCGACCTCGGCGATTGTGAACGGCTCGCGCCCGATTTCATGACCGGCAATCAGCATATCGCCCACGTCTCCTGCAGCGGCCTGAATCCGGCCTTGGTGAAAAACGCCTTGGAAGCTGGATTCCCGACAGCGATATTGGCAAGCCACCTGCTGTTACGCACAGCCGGAATGGCGGGCAGCGGCTCGTGCATTCTGAAAAACTGGTCAAGCGCTTGCAATGCGTAGCCCTTGCGCTGGTGACTCGCGAGGATGTGAACGCCGATCTCGTTGCGCTCCGTGCATTCGAGCGAGCCGACAACCACGCCGCCCACGCCAAGCAGATACCAGTAACGGAACGGGTGCGAGGCGACGAAAGCCGCATGCTGATCCAGCGTCGTCAGTCCGTTGTGGCTCACCCAATGCTCGCGGGGACGCTCGCTCAACAGATCGTATAGGGCCTGAACGTGAGCGCGCGAGCACGGGGAGACAGGGAGGAGGATCATGACGCTTTCTGAACTTTGGGCGGCGCGATCGTGCGCCATGGCGTCGGCCTGATCAATGCGGCCGGACCCATCCCGTGTGTCTGCGCGTACATCACCTCAGCCAGCTCCCAATCGCTAGGCTCGTTGATATCGCACACCCGCTCGGCGGGGATCACCACCTTGACGGCGTCCGGCGAATCGATGGGAACACCGCCCAGGAACGCCGAGATAGCCCCCCAGTACCACTGCCCGGCATCCCACCGCAGGTTGTCCTCACGCTGTGGCTTGAGGGCCGCGGAATAGGCGTAGGGCGCTCCGGTGGCGAGCATGGTATGCAGGCCCCTCCGCAAGTCCTCGGCGAGCATCAGCGGGGACGTGGCGAGAACGCAGCAGGCAAATCCGGCCGCATAGTCCAGCGCCCGCAGGGTGTAGCGGGTCACATCAGTTGGACCGATGTGGCCGTAGGACAGCCGGGCCGGGCGCATCCAGAAATCCGCCCCGTTGTCTGTGGCGATTCTGGCGATGGCCGGGTCGTCTGTCGACACGACAATTTTCTCGAACAGGCCGGACTCCCGGGCGGTATCGATCGAGTAGCAGATGATCGGGCGACCGTGGAATGGCCGGCGGTTCTTATGCGGGATCCGTAGACTTGAGCCTTTGGCGGGGATCACACAGACGTTCACCGCGCCACCTCCTGCAGCACGGCATCGACGCAGTGCATGGCAATGTATCCCGGACTCCTCCCGGCCTCGATCAGCGTTTTCAGTTGCGTGGCAACAATGCCTATCACGAGGTCGCGCTGGGCGTCGCTTACCTTGGGCTTTTCCAACTCGCCAGTGACAAACGACACGTCACTCGCCGCCGCTGTGCCGCGGTGGGCCTCCATCGCCGCTGTAGCCAGCGCCATGCCCACGGAATAGGCGTTGCGCGTGTCGAACGCGATCTCGGTGACTGGCGCATGCCAGCGAGCGACGACCTTGCCGTCGACCACGCCGACAGCCACCTGCACGGACTCGCTCACTGAAATATCTCCATTTTGGACAGGTCTGGGTAATCATCCCCCGACAGCGGCTCGTTGTGACGCGGCAGCAATGCCAGCCGCATGAGCCCGGCGGCAGCAGTCTCCGGCGCCATGTACGCGTGCCAGCCCAGCACGGAGAACGTGTCGTCTCGCGGCGCAACACCGCTGGCTCGGCCATCGAAGCGCGCCCGGCGCAGCCATGCATCCGCTTCCGGCGAGTCGTGCAGGATCGCCCCGCCCTGTTGGATGCCGAGCGTTTTCCCCCAGTGGAAACTGACGCACTGGAAATCGCCGGCGCGATACATGCCCGACGTCAGCAGCCTGGCGTAGTCCCACACCGGCAGCGGGCACAACTGATAGCAGCCCGCCCACACCTCGTCGCGGAAACAGGGCCGACCGCCGGCGTGGATGATCGACATCGGCACTGAGACGTAGGTGTAGCGCGGGATTTCAATCTCGCGAATATAGTCATCGTCCATCCCTCTCCACCTCTGCGCATAGTTCCCGGTCTGCTGGTGGCGCAGGAACCACGCCACCGCAAGCAGCAGCGCCATCGTGCAGCTCGTCGTCGTCACCGCGAACGGTGCGCCTGTATATGCGCACAGCGCAGACTCGAAATCCTCCACCACCCGAAACGGCCTCAGACCCATCGCCCAGCTCCCATGTTGTCTTCTGGACTCAACTCGACCGCAGGCCCGACTGGAATCTCGGGCTCGACAACGACGGGCAACGGCGGGGGGGGTAATGAAACATGAACAGCCTCGCCCACAGCAGCAAGCGCAGACTGACTGATGCCACGCAACACGGACTCCAGCCGCGCGATCCGCCGGCAGGCGGCATCCACCTCGGCGCGCAACCCCTTGGTCTGCTCCTCGACCGCGGCCTGCACGGCGCGCTCCGCGACGCTCAACTTTTTAGACATAGGCATATCCTATTGTATTGATTATGCTGATAGGTTTCTGCTTTGATGACTACCCCATCCTGGCCCTATTGATCGCTTCCAGATCACGTCTCAGCGTCTTGGCTGCACTCAACACATCCTCGGTGGATTGGACAAGCCTGACGGGGAAGCCCATGCGCTTAAACGCTTCTTCTGCCTTCGTGAGCCTGCGTTTTGACGGTGGCTTTGATCCGTCCTTGATTTCGACCAGTTCGACTATGCCGCCGTACGCCCACACCAGATCCGGGAAGCCATTGCCGAGTCTTGACGTGTCCCACACTTTCAGCCCGACCATGCGGGCGAGGCCCATCAGTTCGGCGTGATTGGCATCAGTGCGACGGGCTCTCACGCAGCCTCCTCGCTGTCCTCGCCGGGTTGGCGCTTGCGAACAAGTGATAACAGTTGCTTACGAGCCTCCTGATACTTTGGACCTGTCGTAGACATGGCTATTCGGCTCTCGTCGCCCGCTATTTTTGCCTGCCTCTCACGCTCGACTCTTAATTGTTCCTGCTCACCCAGCCGGATAAAGGCGTCCACCTTGTCTGCATTGCGGAAAATCAGTTCCACGGAGTCGTAGACTTTGCGCGCATCGTTCTCGCCTTGATGAAACCGGGAATGCCTGCACCCAAAGATAGCAAGCATCAAATCGTTCTCGGAGTAGCCATCGTTCAAGCGCGAGCAAATAAGATTCATGCGCTTAGAATCAAGTTGTCCCCTTGTATGGCCCATCGTGGTTTTCCAAAATGCAAAAACGCGCCTTGCGATGTCTGTGCTGTGTTCCATGTTCGCGCGCCGTTGTCCTTTCCCCCCTGTTTTCGGGGTATAAAAACCATCTCAAAGCCTCCCCCTACCCCAACGATAAAGTTGAAGTAGGGAAGGCAACCATCGCGCTTTCGCGCACTCACATGCTAGCTCTCGCTAGTCCCCCGGCGTGTGAGTTCAGCCAGCCGTTGCGGACGTATGGGATTTGCACCCCGCCGCAATACCGATTAAGGCCCGGTTAGCCTCGCGCATGTAACGTGGCTGCGCGCAACGTCCTGTAACGCCGGTATACGTGCTTCTATTCAGTGCGCCCTCGCCAGCATGGCCAGTTTCATGTGCTCGAACGGGTCGCGATTCAATTCTCCGCGGGCAGGCAACTCGCGTCGGCCGGCCGGTATGCCGCGGTAGGGTTCCGGTGGCGGTGGCAGGGCTGGTTGATTGATTACCCTGAACCCAGCCACGGGACCTCCCAAGCCGCAGATACGGCAGCGCGCTGTGTGCGACTTGGGATAGTCCGTCACGCTCGCGGACAGGCACGACGGGCACCTGCAGGGTGTCGGCTTGCGCACGGCGTGGCGGGCGGTCATGCTAATGTAACCTCGGTGAACAATGGTGATATAGCGCGGATGCGCGCGTCTGCTATCGCGACATACTCGGCCTCGCGCTCCACGCCGATGAAATGGAATCCTCCAAGCAGCGCGCCGCGGCCCGTTGACCCTGACCCCATGAAGGGGTCGAGTACCGTCCCGCCGGGCGGCGTCACCAAGGTGCAGAGGTAGCGCATCAAGTCCGTGGGCTTGACGGTTGGATGGTTGTTGCGCGCCGCGCGATCAGTATTCGGGGACTGAAACGTGCCCGGCGCCTGTGTGCCAGACGACCACAGCAAGGGCTTTTTCTCAAAGCCGGACATCCCATCATTACGGTCCGCCCGACTCGCCTTGGCGCAGTAGAAGAATCTGGCGGCGCTGCCGCTGTCGCCGATACCCGTTACCGGAATTCCTCCTGCAAACTGGCCGTACACGTTATTGTTGTTCCCTGCCTTGATGCCACACGGTTGTACGCTTGCGGTCTCCGGGAACTCCGCCACAGCAACATCGCTGCCATCGTGGATCACGTTCGCCGGCCAGCGGCCTTTGGTGTTACGCTCCGCTGAGAACTCCGTGCGCGCTGCCTCTTGCGCTGCGCCCGGTCCCGCGAGCGATCCGGTCCCGTGCGATGTCAACCGACCCACTGGGAATGCCGCCTCACGGTCGGCGTCATCCTGAAAGCCAATGCGGCAAGCGTCTACGTTTAGCGCGCCGACACCGTGTACCGCCACATTCTCGGCAACCGTCCCCTTGAACGGTTTGCGCGCCAGCAGGATGGGTTCCCATGCCGGCTTGAGTGCCGTGCCCCACCCCTCATGCTCGCCCTTGAGGTTGTGCGACTTCGGGAACCCCTGTCCGAACAGCCACAGCACGGCATCACGAACCTCGAAACCGGCGTCCTCGATGCCGCAGGCCATACGGTGGTAAGAACGCGGCGCCCCGCTGCAGAGCAAGTGCCCGCCGGGTTTCAGCACCCGCAGGACTTCGCGCGCCCAAGTCTCAACCCACGCTTGGAAGCCGCGCTGGCCGGATAAGGACCGATCGTATTCAATCTGACTTGGCGACATCGCCGGGGAATGACTGCGACCGTTTACGTTGGGATTGGACGAAGTAATCCGTTGATCCCCGCGGCCCACCTTGAAATGTTTGGACTCCCGGTGGCTCCCCGGCTTGAAGGTATCCCACTCCTTCCCCATGAAACCGAGACCATACGGCGGGTCAGTGACGCAGGAGTCGATCGACTCGTCGGCCAACTCGGCAAGCGCGCCCGGCGTATCGCCGTGGATAATGTGAATGGTCACCCCTTCTCCGCCGCAATCTGCTGCGCGCTGGCGGCCCCGCCTTGCATGGCCTTGATGATGCGGGCGGTGCAGCCGGAAGCGGATGTCATTTCCCCACCCACCGATAAGCCCGCGCCTTCCCGCGGCCGTCGACCTCAACCTGGCCCATGATCTGCATCACGGCCAGCAGCCGGTATAACCTGCCTCTGCCGATAACCTGGTGCATTCGCTTTTCCAGGCGCGGCAGCAGCACGTCTAACGTGAGCGCCTTCTTGGAGGCGAGGAGGACTGCGCGGATGGCTTCGTGCTTGGTCATCAGAACGGAACCTCAACTGGCTTCCATGATTTGGCGATGTGCCGCGCCAGCGGAAGCGGTATCTTTGCTATTGCGGCAGAGGCGGCTTTGCGGGCGTTGCTCTTGCTGCTGTTCCTACGCATTGGAGAGCAGTCCCAACCAAACCCGCCACCGTATCCGCCGAACGCATCCTTTCCCGCCTTCGTGCCCTCATGCACCGGGTTGCGATTCAGTTCCTTCTGCCCCGGCGATCCGATGTTGAACCATGATCCGCCGTTGTTTTTGATGGCCTTCTCAGCTTCACGATTGAATCCGAACGGAACATAACCAGGTTTCCCGTAGTCGCTCCATGAGCCAATGTGTTGCTTCGCTAGTCTCTTCTCCATCGGCATCAGCGCCGGCACGTCGCCCCAAAGCATGAATGAGCCATACGCCCAACGTGCGCGCCCCACCCACGGCTGCGCCCCGCGCACGTTCTCGACGATCAACGGGATGAAGTGTCCAGCCGCTTCGATGGCCTCGCGCTGAATCCGAAAGCAGGCGTCGAATAGCGCGGTAAGTTTCTTCACGTCGCGCGCCCCGCTGCGATACTCCGCGGCGATCGCCTTCGCCCGCGACCACGGCATCGCCATGTAGGAAAACTCCTGGCACGGCGGACTGGCGACGATCAGCGCGGCATCCCTGAACTGCGAGCCGTGCAGCGTCAGAACGTCTTGCAGGACGAGCTGCGCGGGGTATCCTCCCGTGCCGTAATCGTGGCGCTCGATATCGAAGCCGATCACATCAAAACTTTCGGCAAGCAATCCCTCAGTCCAACCGCCCAGGCCGCAGCAAATGTCGATCGCCAACGGAGTCACACTCGCCACCACACAGCACACCCGCCCCGGCTCACGAAGTCCCTTGCGTGTCTGGCATCCGGTTTCAGCCGGCGGAAGATCAACTCGCGCTCACCCATCTTTCCCAGTCTGCGGTTCGCCTGCACGTCGGTGAGCCGGGAGTATTCGGCGATGTCCTTCGCGGTAGCGCCTCGTGCGCCCATGTCGGCGATAACACCGAAGCACACGGCCTCCTGACTGGCTACGAATGCCTGCGCACGTTGGGCGGCGTCGTGCGACGTGGCCGG